GCAAACAAACCGTTTTACATTAAATATGATTTACGTCAAGTTGCACCATCTGTTAAACTTTATGGAAATGAGGTGTTATCCGATGAATTCAACGTTACTCCATGGGATCAATGCAATTTATTCGATTAGGAGAAATAAATGGCCAGACCTAAAAAATACACTAAAAAATATCTCAAAGAGGTCGCAATACTCATAAATGAATACACAGACAGTTCAGCAATTCCTATCCTCGCAGAGTGTGCTTTTAACCTCGGACATCATCGACAATTCTTTTACCAACATGACGATTGCCCTGAGTTTTTGGACGCTGTTAAAAGGATGCTCGCAAAAAAAGAGTTCAGGCTCGAGGTCGGCGCACTCTCAGGAAACCTTAATGCATCAATGTCGATCTTCTCCCTGAAACAAATGGGCTGGAGTGATAAGCACGAACATTCAATCCCTGGAGGATCCGAGGGCAAAGGTCCAAGCAAGATTACTATCGAGTGGGAATAATACATGGGAGTGGTTAAGCTGCTAAAGCAATATAAACCGTTCGCAACCGAGCATTGGCGTTATAAATGTGTTTACGGAGGCAGAGGGAAGGGAGTAACCTGGCAATATGCCAGGCTGCTATTGCTTAAATCAATGGAAGAAAAGTTCCGAATACTTTGTACCAGGGAGTTCCAAAATTCGATTGCTGAATCTGTTTATTTTGTCCTAGACTCCCAAATTGATTTACTGGAGCTGCGAGGATTTAAGGTAAAAGAGCATGAGATCGTTTCACCCACGGGTGGGACATTCATATTCAAGGGACTGAAACGAAACATAGATTCAATAAAATCTATGGAAAAGATCGATCATTGTTGGGTAGCGGAGGCCGACAAGGTTCCCCAGGATTCATGGGACAAACTGATTCCTACCATCCGGCAGGAGCATAGCGAGATTTGGATTGATTTTAATACCGATCAAGAGGACGATCCAATATACAATATGCTGGTGAATAACCCGCGGCCTGATGCGTTGGTTATGTTCCAGAATTACCGGGATAATCCGGAATTTCCCGAAGTTCTCCGGGCAGAAATGGAGTATTGCAAAGAAACAGATTATGAAAAATATACGTGGGTTTGGGAGGGAAAAACCCGCTCATTCTCTGAAAGCTGTATATATCATGGGAAATGGCGGGAGGACGATTTTGAAACGCCAAAGGATGCTGAGTTCTTCCACGGGATAGATTGGGGCTTTGCAACGGATCCAACGGCAGGTATCAGATGTTATGTAAAAGATCAGTGTTTATTCATCGACATGGAATGCGGGGGAGTCGGCATTGAAATCAACGATTTGCCGGAGCTTTTTACCAAAATTCCAACGCTCAGAATGTGGAAGTCGCGAGCAGATAATGCAAGGCCGGAGCTGGTTTCTTACTGTTATAATCATGGCTATCCAAGGATGAGATCGGCCAAGAAAGGACCTGGATCGGTTGAGGATGGTATTACAAAAATACGAGGATTTAGAGAGGTTATTGTTCATCCTCGATGTGTGAATACCATTGATGAATTGAAAAGTTATAAGTTTAAGCGAAACGTGCTTACCAATGAGATATTGCCGGTTCCAGAAAAAAAGAACGATCATTGGATGGACGCTTTACGATATGCACTTGAACCGCTGAATAAGATGAAAGCAAGGGTTGGCGACAAACGGCTGATCGGCCTATAGGAGAATATATTATGATTACACTAAAGGAAGGAACGGTATTAACCACGACGGTATTGAAAGAGCTGCTCGCGGGGAGAGTAACCCACGTCAAAAATGAGAAGTATTATTACGGGCTGCAGGACATCCTTGATCGGACAATGACAGACAGCACCAAACCGAATAATAAATTGGTGAATGCAAATGCTGCTTATATCGTCGATGTAAATGTTGGTTATTTCATGGGGCAGCCGGTTTCTTATACCTCGAAAAATGAGGCATATATGAAAGTATTGCAGGACGTTTTTGATAACAACGACGAACAGAATGAGAATTTCCAGATCGAAAAGGATTGCTCTATTTGTGGTGTTGGCTATGAGCTGCTATATCTTGATGAGGATTCGGAGGTGAGGTTCCACAGGATCCCAACAGGTAATATGATACTTGTTTACAATACCAAAATTACCCCGGAACCATGGCTCGCTATCCGGCTCTACACTTCCGGAGAAGATAAGGTTTATATTGAGCTTTACGAAAAAACATTAGTAACGCTCTTCCTCTCGGATTCAGCACTATCCAGCCTGATTTTTGTTGAACGTAATATAAATCCATTCGGGGACATTCCCGCCGTTGAATTCCTAAACAATGAAGAGCTCCAGGGAGATTTTGATAAAGTCAAAACATTGATTGATGAATACGATAAGGCACAATCCGACACCGCGAATGATTTTGAGTATTTTACTGATGCTTACCTACATCTACACAACATGGATCTTGGCGGAAAGGACATAAAAGAGCTGAAAGAAAAGCGGGTACTCCAGACCAATGGAGAGGCAGCCGGTTCAATCGAATGGGTAATCAAAGAGATCCAGGACACCGCGACCGAGAATTATAAAAAGAGGATCCAGGAAGATCTACATAGATTTAGCAAAACCCCAAATCTAACCGATGAATCATTTGCCGGGAACCTCTCCGGGATTGCTCTCTCCTACAAACTGCTCGGAATGGAATGGACTGCAGCAACAAAAGAGCGCCAATTTAAACTCGCGCTGCAGCGTAGAATGATGCTTATAAATAAGATCCTGAAAATCAAAGGGAAAGAATATGATTATCGCGAGATCCAAATTAAGTTCACCCGGAGCATTCCCCAAAATGTAGCGGAAATAGTTGAAATGCTAATTAAGACTTATGGGAAAATATCAGAGGAAACGTTCCTTGCTCAGTTGCCATTTATTGAAAGCCCAGCAGATGAAATTATTCGCCTGGACAAAGAGCGGGAGGAACTGGACAAACGCCTTATCGCCCGAGGAGAAGTAGATTTGGATAAGGGAACGCCTAATGAACTACCGTAAATTAACGCAGGAAATGACAGCGCAGGAGAAATATATCGCGAGCCAGTACAGGATTGCACTAAATCAAACCCGCGCCAGGCTTGCGCTTGTTTATGAAAAGTATGCTGTTGAGGGAGTTCTTACCTATGCGGAAATGGCAAAATACGGTCGATTAACAGCCTTAGAAAAATCAATGATGGGATACTTTACGAGCAAAAATATCGGCGTCGTTTCCTCATTGCGGAGGCTCCCACGGGAAACCCTGGATACAATGTTTAAAGACTTTGCCTACCAGTTCGATAATAAATACGGGATCCGGCTTTCATGGTCGCTGATTCCTACAGCAGCAGTTGAGGATATAGTAAATAATCCATTGGATAAGATTGCCAGGGATGCACTAACGACAAAGCAGCGGGATAGGATCCACCGATCATTAACCCAAGGATTCCTGCAGGGACAGGGTTATAATGAAATGGCAAAAGGCATTTCCAAAGTATACGGAACAACGGCCTATGATGCTTTCCGGGTTGCCAGGACAGAGGGACAGCGGTCAGCCTTATCAGCCCAGCGGGGAGTATATGACCAATCTGTATCATTGGGAGTAATCACCGACCTATTTTGGGATGCTTACGACCAGCCTTCCCGGACACGCCAAAACCATCTAATCATGAACAATAACAAAGCGAAACAGCATAAGGGAACATTAATGTTCAAGTATGTAAACGGCCAATGGGTAACGGGACCAATGGCGTCGAACCTGGCAGCTGCAGAGGTAATAAATTGCCGCTGCAGGTTACGCGAGGAATTAGTAGAGATCCCGGAGGATATTGAAACCGGGATACCACAAACCAGCTTCCTGGAATGGGAAAAGGAGTCAAAGCTATGATGATAATTGCGGGACCTTGCGCGATAGAAGGTGAAAACTTTATTGAGATTGCAAAGGTGGTTAAAAAGTACGGCGCGACACATTTGAGAGGTGGGATATTTAAACCAAGATCTTCTCCTTTCCGCTGGAGCGGGCTACACGAATTAGCTATACCATTGGCACGGGAGGCCAAACGGGTTACCGGGCTTCCTTTTGTGGTTGAGGCGATGAATTGTAAACAAATAGAATTGCTCTATGATGTTGCCGACGTGTTCCAGATCGGCGCGAGGAATTGCCAGGATTCCGAATTGCTCCGGGAGTTTGGGAGGCAGGATAAGCCGGTAATACTCAAACGTGGTATGGCTACCACGATTGAGGAATTAATCATGTCGGCCGATTTTATCATTTCCGAGGGGAATCCGAATGTTATGCTTTGCGAGCGTGGAATTAGGACATTTGAAACATATACAAGATACACGTTCGACGTGAGCTGCATTCCTGCAGTTCACGATCTTTGTCAGCTCCCAATCATTGCGGATCCCTCGCACGGAACCGGAAGAGTTGAATTAGTGATTCCGGTTACCCTGGCAGCCGTAGCAGCAGGAGCCGACGGGATTATGATAGAAGTACACGACACCCCATCAAAGGCAATGACCGACGGGCAGCAGAGTTTGAACTTTGGAGAATTTTCCAGGCTGATGGAGCAGGTGAAAATATTGGAGGCGTTGAATGCCAAATAAACTTGTTACTATTGGGAAGCGGCCAGTTTGGAGGCGACCACCAAAAGACCAGCGACCCTCGCAAAAGGTGACCTATGATTTTGGCCGATATGCTGAATCTGAGTTCCTGAAAGCTCTCTCCGGAAAGAAGGTTATTATTGTTGGACCTGCAGCGTATATGTTAGGATCCCAAAACGGGAAGTTCATAAACAGCTTTGATTTTATCGTAAGGGTTAATCATGCAATTCCTATTGAACACCCGGAAGACTATGGAGATAGAACCGACATACTCTATCACATTCTATCCAGGAGAAATTTGAAGAGCTCAGAAAAGAAGTTGATCGGGAAAGAGGAAATTGCACTCTGGAAACGTTCCGGGCTCAAATGGTTAGTTTCCCGGCATGATATTATTTCCCGGAGGATCCGGGAGATGGGACCACGGCTTAACGGCGCGTTTCCTTGGGTTTGTATTCGGGCTAAGTTTTACACCAAAATTCGGCAGGCAGTCAGACGTAGCCCGAACACCGGAGTCGTTGCAATCTCTCATTTGCTAACCAGCCCACTCAAGGAGCTGCACATTTGCGGCTTTGATTTCTACCGCTCCGGAGTATATGCGGGATATGGGGACTTCCGGCCAGGAGAGGAAGCAGGCAGCGTGAACGGGAACTGGCACGAAACCGAGAGTCAGGTTGATTATTTGCGAAAGTTAGTAACCAGGGACATCCGGCTTAAGCCTGATGAAACCTTATCCAAAATATTACAAGGTGAACCAATATCAGAGATTTAGGCCATGTTTTAATGAAAAATTATACAACTATGCAAACCGGAGGGATGGCCAGGGTTATAGTTGTTGAAGCAAAAGAAGATCTGCAGGAGTTGTTAAAATGGTACTATCGAAGGATATTCATTCTTGGAGCAGGCTCCAATATAATCGCTCGCGACCAGGGTATAAAAGGCGTTGTGCTGAAAAACGAGATCAAACAAATCCGGGTAGAAGGGAACCGGATCATTGCGGGCTCAGGTGTTACCATGCCAGAGCTCTCCCGGTTCGCACTCAAAAACGAACTAACCGGATTGGAATTTTTGGAAGGGATCCCTGGAACCGTCGGCGGTGGCGTATACATGAACGCTGGTTTCATTCACAGCATCGGATCGGTTCTTTCATCAGTAACCGCTATCAGCTATGAAAATACAGATTTTGAGACTTCCCATTATTACAAAGAGGAATGTAAATTTGCTTTTAGAAAGAGCATATTCCAGACCATGAAATGTTTCATAACTGAGGCAGAGTTTGAATTGGAAAAAGCGGATCCGGAAGCTATCGCGGCCACCATGAAAAAGAACCACGAACTCAGAGCTATCCGACAGCCGCTCGAATATCCCAGCGCAGGTTCAATTTTCAAGCCAGACAAAAAGATAAAAAACTATTTTGGATTTGCGATCAATAGAATCAAGTTTGTCTCTCCCGGATTTATCATCAATCTTGGCGGCGCTTCGAGTTATGATGTTATCATCATGATCCGGAAGATCCAGAAGGAAATCGGGGCTATCCTGGAGGTTGAAATAATATGAATCTGTATACTCATTATTTTAAGAATTCAAAGTTTACCAATTTCGGCGATGAGTTAGTAATCCCGATCCTGGAATTCCTAAACCCTGGAGCAGAGGTAGAGCACGTGGACCGGAACCACGAAGGGAAGATCCTTTGTATCGGCAGCGGGAGAGATACCAGGGAACCGGTTAAACTGGCATTTACTCATTCAAGCAACATCGCCAAAGCGACCCGGGAACAATTCTGGTTACCGGCTCCCGTACACGATAGAGAAGGGCTACTATTTGCCTGGAGGAACCAATGAATTTAAGTATTATAATGGCATATAAGCCCGACGGCGGGATTCGCGACAAGCAATGCGCCTGGACTGCAGCACGATACAAAGCTATGTTTCCCACCGCTGAAATCATCATATCCAAGGATCCCAGCAAAAAGCCGGGATGGGATACCTTCTGTAAATCAAAATATATCAATCGTGGGGTGGAGAAAGCAAAGAATGACATCGTTTTAATTACAGATATTGACGTTGTGTTCATAAAAAATGCGATCCTAAAAGGAATTGAACAGCTCAAAAATCATTGTGCTGTTCTTCCTTTTTCCGTGATATATTACCTCAACCGACAAACCACCGAAATGATCTTGAAAGCTCCGGTTGGTTGGCAAATGCCAAAGATCCGGTTTGAGCAACAAAAGAAGCGGGTACGGATTGGATTGAAACCGAACGGAATGCACCTTCTCACAAAGGCAGCCTGGAGGAAAAGCGGCGGATATGATGAGAGATACACCGGATGGGGATCCGAGGATTCCGCCTTTTTATGGTCGCTGGTTACGATGAACAACAAAGAGATTCACCGAATGGATGTAGCGTGTTATCATCTTTGGCACCCGTTGGATAAAACCAGGCACCGAAAACGGGATGAGAGAGTAAGCCATTTGACACAGAAATACTTGGCCGCTAAATTTGACCCGGTATCAATGGCCAGGATCCTGAAAGAAAAAGGTAGGAGAAAATGACGACATTAGTTATAATTCCAGCACGGATGGCAAGCCACCGGTTTCCAGGGAAACCCTTGGTAAAAATAGCAGGCAGAGAAATGATTCTCCGGGTTTGCGATCAGCTCCCATCGTTCGATAAAATTGTAGCAACTCCCGACCAGGCAATCTATGATTGTGTTGTTGCTGCAGGCTACAGCGCCTTTCTCACACAAACGGACTGCAGGACCGGAACGGATCGCCTGGTAGAAGTTGCGGGAAAAATACCTGCAGATGTATATATAAACGTTCAAGGGGATGAACCGCTAATCGAGGAAGTTGATCTATTAGCTATTGACATTGCAAAAAAAGAGGATAATAATTATATAATTGGAACCGTTAGCAGGATGGACAACAACATCAACGATGTAAAATGCATTCTGGACGGAGATAATTTAACAGGAATAAGTCGTATAGTTTACCGGCAGCGTGGAATTTATGCTTTGAATGGAGAGGATTTAAGACTCTTCGGGCAGGCAGAAAGAACAGAAAGTGAGGCTATAGAAATTACGCGATTTATGCACATTGGACTACCAATAAAAATGGTAGTGATTAATGACACTCCGGATGTTAATGTTCCGGAAGATGTTAAAAAAATTGAAGGAAGGTTAAAATGCCAGGAGAACCAGCAGCAGTAATTCCGGGAACACTACCTATAGTGAAATCGGGGGAACCAGAACCAAAACCAGCAGAAAGTATTACAATGACACCAGCCGAACTTGAAGCCAGGCTATTGAGCGAAAGCGATAAACGGGTAAATCAAGCGTTGGCAACCAGTAAAGTTAAATGGGAAGCAGATCATGCAGCATTATTAGTAACTGAGAGAGCAGAGGCAAAAAGGCTTGCTCTTATGTCAGTTACCGAACGGGAAAAAGAACTTGAGAAGCAACGAGTCAGTCAATTGGACGACCGAGAAAACAAGCTCAACCGGCGGGATATCCAGATAACGGCAATTAATAAATTGGATGCTGAATCTTTACCCGTCAGCTTTGCCGAAATGTTAATTGGTAGTACAGAAGCAGAAACTTTAGTGAATGTTGATACATTCAAAAAATCTTGGCAAACAGCAATCGACGCCGAGGTCACCAAACGGTTGAAGGGTAAGACTCCCTTAACCGGAAATCTTCCCGGAGGTGGGGTAGATATGAACGCGCTAATTAGAGGCGCGGGGAGAAAATAATGAGTATTATAGCAGATGGCGGATATGGAGCCGATATAAAAGGGACAACTGAATACGACGCTTGGCCGTTGATCCCACAGACCGAAGCAGCTTCGATAACTTCGGGCATTACTGAGAAATCAGCAGCACTCGCACAGCTTACCAGATTACCGGATATGAGCAGCAGAACGCACAAAATGCCGGTTCTCGGAACTCTCGGTAATGCAGATTTCACCGGGGACGTTGTAACCGATAATTTGGTTATTGGCGCCGACCAGCAAATCGACGATGCCAGAATCTTGGCTCTCATGGGGACACCCTACGGATCAGGCGATCCGGGATCCGTTCCGAATGAGGATTTTCCAGGGCTGAAAAAGACCCATCAATTTGCATGGGAAAACGTGTTCATTGTTGCGGAACCAATCGCGATAATCCTCCCGGTACCGGAAGCAGTCTTGGATGATTCTTCCTATGATATGTGGGCTGAAATGCGGCCTCGTATTGTGGAAGCATTTGGAAAGCGTATTGATGAGGCGATAATTTGGGGACACAGAAGACCAACCACTTGGCCTACTGGAATCGTTCCGACCGCTATTAATCGCGGCCAGGTAGTTGCAGAGGGAGCTGGGGTTGATTTAGCTGCAGACTTTTCAGAGCTCATGGCAGTTCTGGAAGAGCAGGCTTACGATCCATCAGGGTTTATGTGTGCACCGTCAATCAAGGCCGACCTCCGAAACCTGAGAGACGACAACAACAATCCTATTTTTGTCCGGAGCCTTACCGAAGGATCCCAAGATTCTGTTTGGGGACTTCCCACGACTTACGTGAAAAACAACAGTTTTAACACAACTGCAGCACGGGGAATTTGTGGAGCAATGAGCGAGGCAAAATACGCGATCAGAAGCGATATTTCCTTTAAGATGTTTAAAGAAGGTGTAATCACCGACGACGACGGAAAGGTTATCATTAACCTGATGCAGCAAGACAGCGTAGCAATGCGGTTTGTCATGCGCCTTGGATGGGCAGTACCGAACCCAATTCACCAGCTCAGACCAGACAGGGGCGGATATCCCTTCTCAGTTTTAACCGCGTAATTATACTATTATGGGTAAGCTCAATATTAAACTTCTTGTGACCGATTGCGACGGGGTACTAACCGACGGTAAACTACCCCGTAGATTTTCCATTCTTGATGGCCGCTTGCCGGTAAACTATCCAATGGTGATATTTACCAGCGCAGTACAAATAATTGATACAGCGGAGCGAGCCAAAAGTTTGGGAATCGAATTGATCCGAACAGCGGAGACACCGGGTATTAGTAAGTTGGCATCACTTAATTACCTTTGCAAGAAATTATCCATATCCATAAAAAACGTCGCTTATATTGGGGACGATATAGACGATCTTTCCTGCTTGATTAAAGCGGGATTTTCCATGGCACCAAAAGACGCTCAGAGAGCAGCCAAACAATCAGCAAATAAAGTATTGAAAACCAGAGGCGGCGACGGAGTGTTACGGGAAGCCATTAGAATCATTGACAAAAGGAGTCGCTAAAATGATGAACATTATTATGTTAAAGCCTACACAATTCAGGACCAGATTTTATTCAAGAGGAAATCCTTATCCGGTAACGGACGAAGTAGGAACCCGATGGATTAAAAAGAAATTAGCGGTTTTGGATACCAGGCCGGAAATGCTGGATGAACCAGAAAAACCAGTTTCGGAAGATCTTGAAAGTTTCACAGAACCAGGAAAACCCCTGGCAGATGAGCTCGACATTGAACCGGATGATACTCCAGAGAACAACGGGGATCCGAACATAAAAGAACTTAAATTGATGGCGAAGTCTGCAGGCGTTAAAGGATATTCCAGGATGAGCAAAGAACAGCTCTTGGGGGAATTAAATGGCGATAACAACGTTAGCTAATGTAAAGACCTATTTGGGACTAACCACTACGGCAAAGGACGCGCTTATAACGATGCTGATTCCGATTGTTGAATCCAATTATTTGGGGATCCGGAACAAAGCATTTGACACGGACGCGACCACCGGAGCCATAGTTTACCCGAACGGCTCAGAGCTTACAGCAATTCAAATGGTAGCCTATCTTCTTTTTGATAGCAGCAAATCAGGAGTTGCCGGAGCAGTAAAAGCCGAATCGTTGAGCCGCTACAGTATTACCTATGCAGAGCTGAAAGAAGGTTATCCTGGAGATTTGATTTCAAAGATTCAAAGATATGATACGTTGGTAATGTTATGATAGAGGATTTCTATACCCAATACGGGGAGATACAACGGATCAGGCAAACAGTAGACGGAGCAGGCGGAGTAACTCCGGAATGGTTAACTATCATGACCAGTAAGGGAGTATTGGACGGCATTTCCGGATCGACCGGGATGTACTCTGAAAAGATGAATGCGGATTCAACTCATGTTTGGATTTGCGGGATTTTTGAATTAACAATGCCGGATGTTGATGAACAGGTTTCTTGGTTTGGGGCTCCATTTATGGTCGCTCCCAATGGAGGGATCCCGACAGATATAGACGAAGGTGATCGGATGATGATTAACGAAGTTCCGTATCGAATTACCTGGTTAGATAATCCAATGAATTATAGTAGGCACCTGGAGATTGAACTAAAACGGTGGGAGAATGATGGCTAAATATATATCGAATGCATTGAAAGTAAAGCGCGAACTCTTATTTAAAGAACGGAAAGCTTTGCACTCTGCAGGGCTGGTGGTGCAAAAGCACGTTACCAGGAATATAAATATGCTCGGAATCGTTGACACCGGTCGCCTAAAAGGTGATTACAAATTCAAAGTTGTAATGAAAAACTTGACCGTTTATAACGGAACCAATGTTGATTATGCAGGATACCAGGAGTTTGGAACCGGAGTTTTTGCCGAAGGTGGCATGGGACGACAAGAACCTTGGGCTTTCAAAACAGCAAACGGGGTTTGGGCTACTACAGAGGGACAGGTTGCCAGGCCACATTTGCGACCGGCATATACTCAGAACGTGGGAGAAATTCAACGGGTTATGAGTAGGGAGCTATCAGCATGACATCAATAAGAACTATGGTTTATGCAAAGGCCGCCGCTATAGCCGACCGGGTATTTTTTGTAAAAGCTCCGGAGGGAACTACATTTCCTTATGTGGTGTTCTCTTTCCCGGATGAGGGGAGGGCATATCATCAGCAAATTGAAAAGATGCTGCAGCTTAGGGTTTACGACCACGAAAAAGACGGCTACACTGTAGCCACCGAGATCGAAACGTTAACCGATGAGCTGGAAGAGGCATTTGATTATAAGACGGCAAGCCATGAGACTACAACAGCATGGTTTCGGAAGATCGGAAGAAATGAGATCCCGTTCCCAGAGGACGATGAAACTTGGGGCAGGGAATTATTGTTTGAAATGAGAAATTATAAGCTGGGGGTATAACCATGGCACTTATAGCAGGACAGGTAAATAAGATTTTATTGGATACTGGAGTCGTTTACATAAATGGAAATATGTTGGCTCCATGTGAGGGAGACAACAGCTTTGTTGTTGATGTTGAATATAGGAACATTCCCTATAATGGATCAGCGGGAAAGACAAAGGGATTAAAGAGGATACTGAGAGAGAACGCGATTTTGACCGTTCATCCGAAAGGACTAACACAAAGCATTCTCAATTATGCTCTTCCCGGCTCAGAACTGGACGGCGCTGCAATCGAAAGCGCAGGCGGCAGAAAAGTTATTCTGGATGCAAAATACATTGATGAGGTCGTTCTTGTTGGTGACCAGAAGGATGGGAACACAAAGGTAATAACGCTCTACAGGGCACTTGCCGACAATGGGTTGACTTTGACTCTGGCAGAGGATTCGGAAACGATCCTGGAGCTAGCGTTCGCGGCTCATTACGATCCTACCGACCTTGCGGATCCTATTTATACGATTGAAGATGCTGCTTACTACGGCTCTTAGAATCAGATCTTAATTAATCCCGGCGTTGGCCGGGATATTTCATAAGGAGCGAGAAATGATTAAAACCAAGCACCTATTTAAATTATCTGCAATGGTAGATAAGATGGAGCTAGATGAAGAACTGAAACTGTTACTCGGTAAAGAAAAAAAAGCAATGAGCGATCAGGAATTAGGCCAAACGATGATTATGGCAATCGTCAAAAAAATGCACAGGGCACAAAAAGAGACTGTTGATTTATTGGCCTCTGTTACCGGAAAAACAAAAGCACAAATTGAGGATCTTCCTATAACTGATTTGATTGAGCTTTTCAAGACAATCCTATCCGAAGAAGGTGTTCTCGATTTTTTATCCAAACAGCCGGAGGGCTGAAACCAGAAGAGGTTTGGTCGTTAATTTCTCGATACGGAGCGGAGGGTTTTAATCTTCCGCTTGTCTATGGGCTACGGCTGGCACGGCAAGCAGCCGAAGAGCGGCTTGAGGGGCGTGTCTGGCTGTATTACTGCAGCACAGTCGCCTATCAGGACAAGAAACACGCTACCAGTTACGAGGATATGATGAAAAAGTTACGCTTGCCAAAACAGTCAACAGAAGCAACCATATCAAAAGAACAACTCAACAAATATGATAATGTATACAAACTCTCTATGAAAAAAAAGGCAAAGTTAAAAAAAGCCAGGAGTGAGAAAAAATGAACGTTTTTGAACTCTTTGGATCAATAGCAATAAAAGGCGGGGACGACGCGAACCGCCAAATTGACCATTTAGATAAGAATGGTAAAAAAGCCTCAAAATCTGTTGGCAATCTCGAAAAGGTAACGGTAGCAGCCGGGAAAGCGATGAAAATTGCTTTCATAGGTGCTGCTGCAGCCATCGGGTTAGTTGCGGTAGGGCTCACAAAGGCCGTTAGTGAGGCTGCAGACCTGGAGCAGATAACAACCGCTTATGAGGTCCTGATCGGCGACGTAGAAAAAGCCGGTAAAGTTATAGCCGACATCAAAAAAGCATCGGCGAAAACCCCGTTCCAATTTAAAGATCTCGCAAAACAAGGCCAAACATTAATGGCCTTTGGTATTGAAGCAGATATTGTTGTGGATAAAATGATGATGCTCGGCGATGTTTCAATGGGTAATTCCGTCAAAATGGAATCCATTGTAAGGGCATACGGAAAGATCCAGGCAAAAGGAAAGGCCAGTCTTGAAGAATTAAATATGTTGACCGAGAACGGCGTTCCTATCCTTGGAGCTCTCTCCGAACAATACGGCGTTACTACTGAGGAAATGTTTAAGATGATTACCGCCGGAACGGTTGGTTTTGCAGATGTCAACCAGGCTCTCCAGAACATGACATCCGAAGGTGGGAAATTCTATGGGATGTTGGATAAACAGAGTAAAACGTTCTCAGGCAGGATAAGCACACTAAAAGACAATCTCACCTTATTATTTGCCGAAGTCGGATCAAAATTGCTTCCGGTACTTGGTCCAATAGTCGACACCATGATTACAAAAATCCAAACCGCTTTGGAGCAGCTCACCAGCGGGACAGGACCTCTCGCGAAATTCACAGAGGTTTTGGTTAAAATAATTGCTTGGGCTGTTAATAACATTCCAAAAATCGGTCGCACCTTTCAGTTTGTGGGAGAGGTGGCCGCTATCGTTGCAGACGGGATAAAGATCGTTTGGGATAAACTTGCTGCAACTGTCCAGGGCATAATTGAGAGCCTTGGCATAGATAAAGTAATCGGCGCCGTTATTGATGTTGCCATCGAATTTGTTGGGGACACTTATAAAGCGCTGAAAAAGGGATTAGATACCGGGGATTGGTCAGACTTGTTTGGGAAAGCAGTAGATCTATCAAAGGTACTGATTACTATTTATGCAGGCGTCGCGCTTGCCAAGAATTTTACTGCAGGACTAAGCACTTTATTTACTGGCATTGTAACCGCCTTTGCGGGAACTTCTCTTTTTGCCACAACCAAAGGTATCGGGATCGGCGGAGTGGTTGCAGCAGTATCGCTCGCGGTCGCTATTTATGACACCGTACAGGATCCGGAGAAAGGATGGGGAGCACTTGCAGCAAACGTCGGAGCAGCTCTCGCGGGAGGCTTCGCGGTTGGAGTATTGACCGGGAACCCAGCAAACGGATTTATGGTTTTCTCTATTCTCCTTAGTTTTGATGTTGGGGAGAAACTTGGCGTTCTGGCAGCGGATGTAAAGGAAGCTGCAGGCAAAATAACCGAATCAATCAGCGCAGGTATAAACGGGACAGAACTGGACGACGACGTTTACGGGACTGCAGAGGGATGGGGAGTTGAGCTTGCTAAATCCATAAAAATCGGTATGGGAGAGTTGTTTGAAAAGGACGACGACGGAACCGCTAAAGGATGGGGAGCCAAAATAATCGAAGGGATCCAGAAAGGAACAATCTTCGATAATATCTGGACTGATTTGGCAACCAGTTTTGATACAAATTGGACAATCACCTCGGCCAATATTGTTTCAGCCTGGAACGATACGGTAGCCAAGGGAAAAGTTGTTTGGAACCAGATTGTTGATGATTTGGAAACCACCTGGAGCACCGCCTCGGCAAATGCTCTAATGTTTGGATCCAGAATAGTAGGATCAATAGTTTCCGGACTCAGGACAGGCGAAGAGAAAGCCATAAAAATCGGATCCGATATTTGGGATTGGATTAAGGAAGGGTTTGGATCCTTCGCTACTCTTGGAGAAGATATAATCCAGGGTTTGATTGATGGATTCAATAAGAAAAAACAGGATGTTATTGATTGGTTTACTGATATATGGGCAGGGATTAAAGGAGTATTTAGTTCAAACTCTCCATCAAAAGAGGCTGAAAAACTTGGCCAAGATATTGATCTCGGATTAATTAACGGATTTAACAAATCTAAAAAAGGAATTATTGATTGGTGGGATTATCTCTGGAATGAAGAAATTAAGTGGGGAATATTTGGATCCCATTCAATCCCCAAGGAAGCGACAGGATTGGGAGAAGATCTCGGAACCGGCGTCGCAATAGGTATGGAGAACCCGGATATTGTAACAAGGCTTACGGAGGCTGCAGCTAGTTGGTGGGACGCGATAAGCGCTCCCGGAACGATGAATCCTGACGAAATTCTTGGGAATATATTTGATATATTTGGCGGAGCCGAGGAAGAGCTTGAAGAGTTGGCCGCTGGAGCCGAAACATTTTGGGATAGAATAGTTGCTGCAGCAAGTGAATCCGGAGTATCGGTCGCCGATCTATCCAAAAAATGGCGGGCTTCTTTGGGCTCAATGCTCACAGATGTTTATAACTTTGTTGTGGAAACCGGCGTCGCTTTTGCCAGCGGAACGGCAGATTGGGAAACTATTCTTGGCAGCTTTGGAACCGTTATGGGGAGTGTTTTAAACTCCGTTTTTGATGCTATAATTGCGGGCATAGTCGCGTCGATCATAGCAGAAGATGCTTGGCTTGCAACAACCTTAACAACCATCGCCACAGCAGTTGTAGGATTTCTCTCCCTGGCATTTGCAGCATTAACCGCTTGGTTTGCATTCTTAGGACCATTCGCGCCGGTCGCGGCCGGGGTCGTTATTGCCGCTGCAATAGCTGCTATCGCAGCGCTTGGAATCCTGGCAGTAAATGCCATTTTCCCGGCTGCAGCCGACACCCCGGAACCCGATGATTTAACTCCAGATTCAGACCTGGACACAAACACGGCCACCGGCGGCAGGCAGATTTCAGAGATTACCGGACCAACCAGGGACTTATTAGTCGACCTCTTAACACCTTTGGCCAGGCTGGATTCCTTAACCTCCATCGGGAACCGAATATATGATTTGCTCGATGAGCGTTTGGTTCCTGGAGGAAACTCCGGAGTAACTATCGAAAGTTTGGTTATATACGGGGATAGTGTAGATCCAGTATTAACAGCCCGGCAGATTGAAGAGGCGCTCGGCGAAAATCTAAACTTTGCACAGGTGGGAAATTTATGATTGAATTAACAAATGCTTTAGATGCTACTTTAATCTTACCTCTTACAATGACTTGGGATGTTGTCCCATTGGCAAAAAATGTTCAGGTTGAAAAACTTACCAGAGGCGGAGGTATAGTCGCGGGATTTCAAGCGCTGCAGCCGCGAAACTTTACGGTTTATGGATCCCTTTATTATGCGGATGTCGACCTTAATCATGCGGCCTATGATGCAATCAAAAAGTTCCTGCAGCAAACGCCGATTGAGGTAAACCGGTATGATGATAGAAATATCATTGCCTATCCGACGAATTTCAAAATGAAAGGATTGGATCAAGATATTGAGCTGGAGGTCAGCATAGGTTTTATTGCTCCGGATCCTTTCTTTTATGGCGAAGAACTGATTCATGAGGAATTAGTAATAAGCGACGCGACACCTTTTGCGGTAGCGAATGATGGGACGGCCAACGCAAAACCCGTTATTCATATTGAGATAACCAGCGGATCCCTTACGGATTTAACCATTTCAGCTAACGGATTTTTGATAGAGATAGATGGAATATTCGAGGCCGACGATGAGATATTAATTGACTGTAAAAATTTTACCGTACAGGCCAAAGAGCAGTACGGCGAATATGTCAGTATTATTACCTTGGTCGGCGATGATTTTTTAGTATATGGATTTGAGTTGATTCCTGAATCGAATTCAGTTACAATTACCGCGACGGGTACCTATACCCTGGACGCAACGATAACCTACAGAAATGTGTGGTTATAGGAGGAAATGAAATGTCAACAACCAGATTAGTAAGAGAAACAAACCCACCAACGGGGCGTATAGCATCGCCAGTACCACAATATAAACACACTACCACGGGAGAATATGAAAATGCTTTGGGATCAGATGGAGCAATTCTTGTAGCCTCACTTACTACAAAAATCGTAGACCTGAAAAGCCTATTAGACAACTTTGGAGAGGTTCAGGCAAGCCCGACCGCCAACACGCTATTAGAGAGAATAAAGGTAATAAAAACCGAACTGGACGTTATCCAAACACAGCTCGGAGATACTACCGATGTGGTTGTTGCAGCCGGAGCCGTGGGGAGCCTATCGGCAAAACTCAGGAGATTAACAACTGATCTTGACGCAACCATTACACTGTTGACCACAATCTCAGGTTTAGACTTCGCCGAAGAGACTACGCAGGCAGCCAACGAGGTACTTTTGACTACCATAGCAGGATTGGACTTTGCGGAAGAAACAACTCTCGCGGCTATTGAGGTTTTATTGACTACAATCTCCGGCCTGGATTTTGCCGAGGAAACCACACAGGCAGCTAATGAAGTTTTACTAACCACTATAGCAGGGTTGGATTTTGCCGAGCAAACGACC